CAGGCAGGTGCTGGAACAAGTGTAGAGAATGATAGTTCAGTTATTATGACTATCAATCATCAAAGTTTTACTTATTTTTACAATGGTTCTAATTGGTTCTTAATCTAATATGTCTTATAATCCTCTTCCCCAACCAGCAGATGTAGTAGTCATTAGTGCTGGTTCATCAGTAACAGAAGTTAATAGATTTCCTGTTACTCTACCACCAATAGCAACTGATGCATTTGGTCGTTTAAGAATATCAACTCCACTCACACTTTTTGATAGTTCCCACAGATACAGAGACAATAATCTTTGGAATGGTTTAGTTGTAGGAACTGGTTCAACAGTTGGATTTGTAACAGCACAAGGTTTAGTCAATATTGGAATAGGAACTACTGCTGGATGTTCTGTGATTAGGGAAACCACAAAAGTATTCTCTTATCAACCAGGAAAATCATTACAAGTATTGAATACATTTATAATGAACCCAGCAAAAGCAAATCTTCGTCAAAGAGTAGGATACTTTGGTGCAGATAATGGAATGTATCTGGAGCTTGATGGAGGAACTTTATACTTTGTAGAAAGAAGTTTATCTCTCGGAACGACAACACAAATTTCGCAACATAACTGGAATATTGATACGATGCTTGGTGCAGGACATCTCAATCCATCTGGTGTTACATTAGATATTTCCAAAGCACAAATTTTGTGGATGGATATTGAATGGTTGGGACTTGGAACAGTTAGATTGGGTTTTGTAGTTGATGGGAAGTTTATTCACTGCCATTCATTCCATCACGCAAACTTAATTGAATCAACTTATATTACAACAGCATCACTTCCAGTAAGATATGAGATTGCAAATACTGGAATTACAACCAGTGCAAGCACACTTAAACAAGTTTGTTCTACTGTAATTTCAGAGGGTGGTTATGAACTTCGTGGAATACAGCAGGCAGTTGGTATCCCAATCAATTCCCCAAGAACATTAGGAACTGCGGGAACATTTTATCCTGTAATATCTTTGCGTCTCAAAGCATCACCAAATCGTTTGGATGCTATTGTAATTCTCACGGCACTTTCTATAATGCCAATTAGCACTGGTAATTTTAATTGGCAAGTTATAGCATCTGAAACTACTACTGGTGGTGCTTGGGTAAGTGCTGGAGTTGATAGTGCTGTTGAATATAATATTACTGGAACTTCTTCTGCTGGGGGAAGAATACTAGCAAGTGGATTTTTTAATGCATCAAATCAAGGAGCAAGTCAAGTTGATATTCTGAAAGAAGCATTATTTAAGTTTCAGTTAGAAAGAAATGGATTAACTTCAACTCCTTATGAACTTACACTTGTGGTTGCTTCTGATGGTGCTAATGATACTGTTGTTGCTTCTTTGGACTGGGAAGAGATTAGTAGGTAATTTTTATGGCTGACAACATTTACTTAGGTAATCCCAATCTTAAGAAGGCGAATACCTCAATTGAATTTACAGAAGATAATATCATTGAGTTCTTAAAGTGTAAAGAAGATCCAGTATATTTTGCACTGAATTATATTAAAATCGTTACTCTTGATCACGGACTACAACCTTTTAAGATGTATCCATTTCAAGAGAAGTTAATCAGTAATTTCCATCAGAATAGATTTAATATTTGTAAGATGCCTCGTCAGACAGGTAAATCTACAACTTGTGTATCATACCTATTACATTATGCGGTATTCAATGATAATGTGAATATTGCTATTTTGGCAAACAAAGCATCTACAGCAAGAGACCTCTTAGGAAGATTGCAACTTGCTTATGAAAATCTTCCCGATTGGATGCAGCAGGGTATTATATCTTGGAATAAAGGTTCTCTAGAATTAGAAAATGGTTCAAAGATTTCTGCAAACTCTACATCATCATCTGCTGTTCGTGGTGGATCTTATAACATCATCTTCTTGGACGAATTTGCGTTCATTCCAAATCACATTGCCGATGACTTCTTTGCATCAGTTTATCCTACTATTTCTTCTGGTCAAAGCACAAAGGTCATTATAGTTTCTACCCCTCGTGGTATGAACCACTTCTATCGTATGTGGCACGATGCTGAAAGAGGCAAGAATGCATATGTGCCTACAGATGTGCATTGGTCCGAAGTTCCTGGTAGAGATGCTAAATGGAAGGAACAGACAATTGCGAACACTAGCGAACAACAATTCAAGGTTGAGTTTGAATGCGAATTCTTAGGATCCGTTGATACTCTAATTAATCCAACAAAGCTCCGAACTCTTGTCTATACTGATCCAATAAAAAGAAATAAGGGTCTGGACATTTATGAAAACCCAAAGGAAGATCATAATTACCTAATCACCGTTGATGTTGCTCGTGGAGTTGGTAATGATTATTCGGCATTTGTTGTATTTGATATTACAGACTTCCCATATAGGCAGGTAGTCAAATATAGAAATAATGAAATTAAACCGATGCTTTTTCCGAGCATCATTCACGAAGTAGCAAAAGCATACAATGAGGCTTGGTTACTAATTGAAGTAAATGATATTGGAGATCAGGTGGCAAGTATTCTCCATTTTGATCTTGAGTACGATAATGTTCTGATGTGTGCAATGAGAGGTCGTGCAGGTCAGATCGTAGGTTCAGGGTTTAGTGGCAAAAAATCTCAACTTGGAGTTCGTATGACTGCGGCAGTCAAAAAGTTGGGATGTTCCAATTTAAGAACGATTATTGAGGATGATAAATTATTGATTAATGATTATGAAATTATCAGCGAATTAACTACTTTCATTCATAAACATAATTCATTTGAAGCAGAAGAAGGTTGTAATGATGACTTGGCAATGTGCCTCGTAATTTTTTCCTGGCTGATTGCACAAGATTACTTTAAAGAGATGACGAACAATGATGTTCGTAAAAGAATTTATGAAGAGCAGAAAAACCAGATTGAACAAGATATGTCCCCATTTGGTTTTATTGTAGATGGTCTTGATGAAATGGAGGCATTTATTGAACCAGAAACTGGTGATAGATGGATGTTTGCAACAAAAGAAAATGGGTTACAAACGTCAGAAATTTGGCACGTTGATGAATATGGAGACCGTTCTCATAATTGGGATTATCGATAAACCCGTGAAAGGGAGGAATTTATAAATACTTTTAGATAATTCTGGATAATACGGAGAATAAAAGATGCCGCTAAATTTAGCATCTCCTGGGATTATAGTTAAGGAAGTTGATTTAACCACTGGAAGAGTCAATCCAGTTTCCGATAAAATTGGCGCTATTGTTGCACCCTTCACAAAAGGACCAACAGGAACTCCCACCATAGTAGAAACTGAAAATGATTTAAGAAACATTTTTGGTGATCCATATCCAACGGATAAGCACTACGAACATTGGTTAGTTGCATCGTCTTATCTGGCATATGGCGGTTCATTAAGAGTAGTTAGATCCGATGATGAAGATCTAAGAAACTCTTTTGTGGGAACAGCAAGTAGCATCAAGATTAAGAGTCTTGAGCATTATAATCAACTCGGATATTCTGAGAACACAATCACAGGAGTTACCGTTGCTGCTCAAAACCCAGGATCTTGGGCAGACGGTATTCAAGTAGCAATTATTGATGGTTTTGCTGACCAAATTCTAACTCTTCCAACTGCTGGACCAGCTGTAGTTGGTTATGGAGTTACTCAGACCTTCAATAAGGTCCTTTCTGGCGTAGGAACGACATCAACTGGCACTGGATACCTTAAGGGTATCGTCACTGGTGTAGGGGCAGCAGCAGGTCTCTCAACTAATCAAATTGCAGTTAAAGTTCTTTCTCTTGTAGATGGTTCTGGTGGAGAAACCGCAGTTGATTACCAACAAAATGGTAACTATCTGTTCTCAACAGGATCTGGAATAAGTCTTGTCAATTCTGTTAATACAGTAATTTCGGGAGGAACAGTAAGTGCAAGTGCAGACTGGTTTGATGCACAGAGAATTAATGTAACAACTCAATTTGCTGGATCAACTGGTATTACAACCATTGCCACCATCAATTGGAACAATATTGCCCAAAAACCAGTTACTTCAGGATATAGTGCATCAAGAGGTGGTAGATTTGATGAAGTTCATGTTGTCCTAATTGACTCCAATGGAGCCATCACTGGCAATGCTGGAACAATTCTTGAAAAGCATCTTGCTCTTTCAAAAGCATCTGATGC